GACATACATACAACGTTTGCAGGTTTCGACTGGAACAGCAACGGCTGGACGGGTGACGCCCTGAAACTTACAGGAGGCGCGAAGATTGAAATCGGGTACCAGCCGTTCTCCACAGATGCAACCACTACTGGGGCTACCTATGAAATGGAAATTCTTTGTTCGTCGGTAACGGACCGGCAGGGGGTGATACTGGACTGTATGGCCGGCGATATCGGTTTCCAAATGACAACGGAGCAGGCCCTTATGCGTGTTTCTGGCGGAACGGAAGTAAGTACAAAGTTTGCAAGTGATATGAACCTGAAAATAGCCTTTATTGTCGGGTCCAAGGCTGGCAAACGGTTGCTGGAACTTTATGTAAACGGAATCCGTTGCGGGGCTGTACAGTATGGGGCTACCGAAGGACTACTGCAGGCGGAACCGGTGAACATCCGTTTATTCAGTGATACGGCGGATGTGGAGATCAGGAATTTCCGTATTTATAACCGTGCGCTTACGGATGATGAAGAACTGAACAATTACATGGTAGACCGGACTACGTCGGACGAAATGGTCCTGTTATTTGAAAAGAACGATGTTACGGGGGACAACGGTACGGATATAGACATAGACAAGCTACGCGCCCAAGGAAAGGCGGTTATGCGAATTGTCGGCGATGTGAACCTTGTCAACGCCACCAATAACAAGAAATTCGAGGTCCCGGTCGATATCTATTTTTATAGCCCGTACGGTAAGGAGTATGACTTTGTAGCAAGGAATGTCGGTCTAAGAATACAAGGTACATCATCCACCACTTATCCGCGTAAGAATTACCGTCTTTATTTCTTGCGCTTGGAGAAATACGGTACCACGCTGGAAGTTAACGGCGTGGATGTGCCGTCTCTTGAATACAGTTTCAAACCGGGAGCACGGCCGATCAGTATATTCTGTTTGAAAGCGGACTTTTCCGATTCTTCCGGTACACATAATACCGGTGCGGTGCGTATTGTGAATGACATTTGGAAGAAGTGCGGGTGGTTGACGCCGCCGCAGGCTGCATATAAGGGGGAATATGACGTACGTATAGGTGTAGACGGTTTCCCTATGGACCTGTTTTATGATAACGACGGCACCGGTACGAATACTTATCTGGGAAAATACAATTTCAATAATGAGAAGTCGGAAAGTGCGATCATTTACGGTTTTGAAGGAATTGAAGGATTCAACGACGAAGCGTCCCTGAACGGGCAGCGTAACAAATGTATCTGTCTGGAGTTCCTGAATAACTCCGAGGCCCTTTGTTTGTTCGGGACTACCGACATGTCTTCTTTTGATGATGCGCTGGAATTTCGTTTCAAAGCAGATACTACCTGGGCGGATGCACACGAGGACGACAAGGCGGCAGTTATAAGACTTTGGAACTGGGTAGATTCATGTAAAGGTAATCCTGCCAAGTTCCTGGCGGAATATAACCAGTATTTCGGTAATGACAGCCCGTTTGCATGGTATCTGATTACCGATTACTTTATGGCCGTGGATAACCGGGCAAAAAATATGATGCTGGCGACCTGGGACGGCCTGATCTGGTATTTCCTTCCTTACGATATGGACACGTTGTTCGGTGTGCGTAATGATTCGGTACTGAAATACGAATATACCATTACCCACGCAAGTTTTGACGATAGTATCGGTAGTTATGCTTTTGCCGGCCATGATTCCGTTTTATGGGAACTGGTACGATCTTGTCCGGACAAATTGCGTGAAGTGGCAGAAACCTTGCGTAGTAATATGAGCCTTGAATATGTCCTGCAAGTATTTAACGAGGAGCAAATGGGTAACTGGTGCGAGCGGATTTATAACAAGGATTCGGAGTATAAATATATCCTTCCGCTTACCGAAGGGGTGACAACCAGCAGCGGAACCAGTTATTATAATTATCTGTATGCCTTGCAGGGCAGTCGTTACGCGCACCGTACTTATACCATTCAGAACCGTTTCGCCCTTTTGGATAGTCAGTACGTGGCCGGTACTTATCGTCGTGACAGCTTCGCGGCTTATTTCGGGTATAAGTTCGGAAACGATAACCGGAAAGTTCGGATTACAGCCTCCGAACGGTATTATTACGGGTACGGGTACACGTCCGGAACACCGCACCAAAGCGCGGTACTTGCAGAAACGGCCGGTAGTGTGGTGGAACTGACAATGGACACGGATTTGATTGTAAACGATCCGCAATATTTCTACGGTGCAAGCCGTATTCGCGGGCTTGATCTGACGGATGTAAGCCACGCCATTGTCGGCACATTGAACCTGAATAACTGTACGGCCTTGCGTGATCTGAATATTAGTTGTGAGGCCGGACAAACGACACTTAACGCCCTTCTGGTGGGTAATTGCCGTAATCTTCGAAAACTCGACATATCCGGGCTTAAATCCTCTTCCTTTACCGGTATGGACCTTTCAAGCAATACCAAACTTGAGACCTTCCTGGCCGGTGATACATCCCTTACCGGTGTGACATTCGCCGGCGGTGCGCCTCTGGCCGTTTGCGTCCTTCCCGCAACTTTGCAGACGCTGGAACTCCGGTACCTGAACAAACTAACCAATGCTGGGCTGCAGCTGGAAGGCACGGCAAATATCACGCGCCTTGTGATTGATAACTGTAGCCTGATCGACTGGAACACGTTGTTACAGCAATGCAGCGCGACCAGCTATCTACGAATTACCGGTATAGATATGGACGGGAACGGTAATTTGCTTCGCAGGCTTATGACAATGGGCGGCGTTGATGAAGACGGGGGAAACGTGCAGACGTGCCGCCTGGTAGGTACGTACCGGCTGACCCAGTCCATGTCGGATGAAGAGTACGCCGCCACCTGTGCACATTTCCCGGAACTGAATATCATTCAGCCGCAGTTTGTCGGTATAAAAATAGATCAGACGGTAGGAGACGGGGAAAAGATTACGAATCTGGATAACTCAACCGGATATGACTATAATACGGAATTTACCCCGTCTTCCCATATCCTGGAAGTGTTGGCGAAAAGGCCTTGCGTTCTGGCCAAAAAGACGGCGGAGGGTGAAATGACCTGTTATCCGCTTCATGATGAGAACCGGAACAAATACGCCGATAGTGAGAATGTGGAGAACGCCACGGATGCAGTATTAACCGGATCGGAAGGCGAAGTTTACGTATATGAACCTCATTACTGGTACAAGGGAGTAACGGACGTGCTGAATCAATGTCTTTACGGTTTTATTTCAAGTAATGAGGATGTGCCGGCAGCGGCAGGGTACACCAGTGTAAAATTTACCCGTGAAGAGCTGGACGTAACGGAAGGGATCGGGATTCGTAAGAATACGGATTACACGACCATTGAAGAGGCAAAGAACGAATACGAATCCGGCTCGTTCGCCCTGGTGGATGTTCGGGATTACAAGCAGGTTCGTTTTCCCGGTCTGGCTTCCACTCTTTACGGGGCTGTATTTATAGATGATACGGGCAAAATAGTAAGTCGGGTCAGCGTTTCAAACGCGAACGGTTTTATCAATGGTATGTACTTGTTTTGTGCCGTTCCTGTAGGGGCAACGAAACTGGCCTTTACCTTCCTTAATTCGGCGACATTCGATTTCGTTTTACTCACAACGTCGGAAAGTGTAGAAGCGATCGAGCCGGACTGGGTAGAGCATACGGAATGCCTGGGCGGTGCTTATGAAGCCTACTTGATTGATGATGTGTTGCGTTCTGTCAGTGGTGTTTCAAGTGTAGGAACCATTTCACAAGCCCAGGCAATCAAATACGCCCAGAACCGGGGCAAAGGTTTCCAGCTGTTTGACTGGGAAATGCACAAGGACGTGGGTAATCTGCATTTCTTTAAATACGGTAATACCGATTCGCAGGGAGTTTGCGGATATGGAACAAACAATTACCAGAAAGTGACGGGCCTTACAAATGCGTTGGGAATACGTGATACGGTTTCTTATTATAAAGAAAAGGGCGGTTCCAATCCACAGGCGGAAGGTGCTTACCGGGACGGTGTAAATTATCAGTCCGTCAATGTACTGGGATATGAAAATTTCCAGGGAAACAAGGCGGAATGGTTGCAGTATGTCACGGTAAACAAGACAGCAGCGGACGGAAGGTGGTTTATTACCATGCCGGACGGAACGGAACGCGTTGTACAGGGAATTACTGTTTATAATGCGGATATTTATCCTACCCACATGGTTTGGGGCCGGTATATGGATTTGATTGCAGCCAAAGAAGGCGGTTCCACTTCTTCACATTGGTTCGACAGGTTCTATGTAGGTACCGGGCTTTCTCGTGTGGTGTATCGGTCGTACAACTTCGCGCACGCGTTAGGCGGTGTTTCGTATGCGAGCGCGAGTTACGATTCGTCGAACACGAATGCGAGCATCGGCGTTCGGCTTGCCTTCAAAACGTCGGAACTGGCAGCATATTGCGGTCGACAATTCCTTGATATTTGGGCAGACTTTGTTTTTCTTCCGGAAAAGAAAAGTGAATAAATAACCGGGGCGGCTTTTGCCGCTCCATATAATAACCGCCGGAGTGTGGAGATAACCCCGAAGGGCGAAAGCGGGTGTTATTGGTAGTTCGATGCTATCCTCCGGCACAGCTATAAACAACAATGAGCAAAATTTACATAGTAACTAAAAGGGAATCCGGAATATACGAAGAAGACGGCGTTTGGTTTTCTATCCTTGCCGCATTTGATACGAGAAATAAAGCAGAAGAATATTTAAAGGAATATGAAAAAACAGCTCCTAAAGAAGCTTACTACACTTTCTATCGAATAGAACCTGTTCCGTTGTTTCTTTCTTCTCATAAAGTGAAAATAAACAGACTGAAACATACGACCTATCCTATTGGTGAATTGGTAAAATTAAAAATAAGTGGTGAAAAATAATTCAAATCAAGAAAAGATAATGAGCAAAGAAGAAGCTATACAAGCAATGAAAGAGGGTAAGAAGGTTACGCACCGTTTCTTTTCCTCTGACGAATGGATGACTATTGAAAACGGATTTCTTCTTTTAGAAGATGGTGTATGTATCTCTTTGGAAGATTTCTTCAATTTTCGCAGTGATAGTCTTTGGGATAATGGATATGAATTGTATAACCCCTCATAACATGATAGATATGAATACAACCTTTGAAAAATCGGCTAATACCACTGATGAGTGGTATACACCCAAAGAAATTATAGACGCATTAGGAAAGTTTGATTTAGATCCATGTGCTCCGGTTAAACCGCTTTGGCAAACGGCAGAAACCATGTACAACA